CACTCTCTCCTGTGGGTGTCAGCTCCCATATCGATTGCGTAGGAACTGAAAACGGCGCTACCGGATTATTAGTGATTACAAAATGTCGGTTGGTTGTTTGGAATACGGAAGACAAACCAACTACCTGCCCAGCTACTCCGCCAACTAGATTCCAGGAACCTCCACGATATCTATACAAATCAGAGGATGAGCTCACAAAACACAGCAAACTACTATCAGTAGCATCGATTACACTTCGAGTAGCAGAGGAGATACCAGGGAGGCTGCTAAATGATTTGACATATCCCACGGCTTTCATACCGTAATCTGTCGGCATCATATTCTCGCAGTACAGCAACTTTATCAGGTTGTAATCTACATTCGCTTCATCACCGTACAAGCTGAGCGGAGTTCTGCTAGCTACATCCTGCCCAGGATCGAGCACTGCCCGACTAGCCTTGTGGTAGTCGAACGGAAACTTCGCAACTGATACTGGAACTTTGAAGGATATAACTGCCACGAACTCTGCTCCTATCTCATCAATCTTTGGCCGCCCAAAGCTTGGCAAGTAACGGCCAGCCTCCCACGGCATACACAATACTACCTGCTAGCAAGAACAATCCTAGCTTCAGGGTTATTGCCCAGAAGCCCCGCATTACTAAGTTGCCAGCTTTCTTGCTGACTCTGCTTTGCAGTCCTAGCTCGAAGGCTTCCCACATAGCAGTATCAGCGAACACTTCTCTGATCCCTTCTTTCATGGCCTCTTTCATCGCCACTTTCAGGCGCTCTTCACTCAATTTATCAGGCATCACGTGAATCTTTCCTCATCTCTTCCGGAAGATGTCGCCGCTCAAGCTCGTGCAGATAAGCCTGATGGCAGTGTCCGATAACGTCCGGTCGAAGCTTCTGCCAGAAGAACAAGATATCAATGACACGCATGAACCAACCAAAGCGTCTCTTGTCGCGCCACATACGATAGCTACGAGAGGATAGTGTTTCATCTGCCATGCCGTTAAAGACAGCATTGGCTAGCTGATCGATCCCGATTGCAACGTGCAATCGCCAGTTTTTCAAGTTCATAGTCGCGTACCCCTCACTATAGTGATATCTATGGCCATACCTAAGAACCCCCAACGACCGCTAGCTCCGGAGCCTACCGCATCGGAAAGTACGAGCGTGCCGCCGAAGGTCTCTGCACTAGCAATCCCGGCAAGAACTACCGGACTATAGGCAGTAAGACTTGCAAGCCCAAAGGTCTCTGCAGTGGCAATACCAGCTGGCACTACCTGGTTGTGTCTTGCAACGGTGCTAGCACCAAAAATCTCCACGGAAGCTATCGAGGCCACCGAGAGTCCATGAATCCCTGTGACACCTACGCTGCCAAAAGCTTCTGCCGAGGCAACTCCGCTTGCTACCACAGTCCCTTCAGCGCCACTGATGACAGTAACATCGCCAAAGACTTCAGCACTAGCGATTCCCGGAGCAATTATCTCTCTATGTGCCGTTACGCTGGTAGCACCAAAAATCTCAACCGATGCAATGCCAGAAACTATTAACTCAGCAATAGTCGAGAACTCACTGACAACCACATTGCTGTAGGTGCCGGTCGTCGAATCCCACACCACCCACGCCTGTTTGTAGAGCGTGCCAGCCGTCAGGCCGGTGACAGTCGTGGCCTCTGTGATCGTGCGTGTGCCGCTTACTGTCGAAAACCCAGACTCATTGCCCAAGTACGCAGCAGCAGTCCCCGCGCCGATGTTGCCAGCGGCGATCTGCGCACCCGTGGGATCACTGCCCCACGATGCACTCGGATGCAAGATCCAATAGGCAATCTGCGCCATTGCTTACGCCCAGGTGGCAGACACTCTCGGGATTGCCGAGGTGCTGGTAATTGATGCTGGCGTGAGTGCGGACAACGTTGGGAGTGACGATCCCGCAATCGCGGCGGCAAATGCCTGATAGTTCTTGTTCCGCGCAGGGGCCACGAGTTGATAAGGTTGGTTTGTCAACTCGATCAACTCGCCCGCAGACAAAGCCCGTCTATAAAACCCGCCTGCATAGCACAGCAGACGCGCTGATGACTGCGGGCCCGACCGGCACATTGCGCCTAGTACAACACTTGTCGGCGCCACCGCTGTAATCGCTTGTGGGGAAATAGTCACCGACTGCGAAAGGATCTGACCATTACAGGCGAGGGTGAGATCCCCGGCGCCCCCCCAGGACGCTGCAACAACCTTTAGGCCAGTATCGCCTGCCGCCCAAACGTCAGACGATGAGTCAACGATTACTCTAGTAACGTTCCCCGCGTCACGCCACGAAAACCTGAGCCGCCGCGTCAAACCCGTTCCCCCTGTGCCCAGGCCGGCAAGAGTCGCATTGGCATCGGAACTTGCTATTCCAAAGGCGAAGCCAGATGCTACGGGATCTTGTCCGAACCTGTCGTTTTGCGTCACGGCAAAAATCGTCACGCCGGGGAGAACAACAGCGGCTTCCAGCGCTGGCGGCGTGTCGAGCATGATGTGCGAATTGCCCGAGGCGGACCCATCTACAGCATCTCCGTAGATCGTTTTCGTCCACCAAACTGGTGACGGTGTGGCGCCCGCAGACTGAATCGCCGTGCGCCGCGACACGAGCTCTACGCCACCCAGTGGACGTGCGACAAACAGCACCTCAAGGCCCGCAGATAGCGGATTCATCCAATCGACGGCGCTCGCAGTCGCGGGCTGAAACGTCCGCTTCATTGCTACGGCGTGTAGGTTTTGCCTGTCAGGCGGGTGATCTGGGCCTCAACCGTTACCGTTTGGTTTTGTCCACTGAACTCCACGCAGACGTGCGCAATTTTTTCGCTGATCTCTAAAGACCGCTCAATCACGGCGCCAGCCACCGTGGAACCAAGGAAAGACTGCAAAAACTTCCAGTCAGTGCCAACAGCCGCAGCGGCCGGCGTCGATCCTGCGGTGGGGGCTACCGAGATAGTGCATGTGCACGCCGGGTTTGGCCCAGTGGCGCCGTTGGTGATCTTGATTGTCAGAAACGCACCGTCAGCAGTCCTCAAGTCCGCAGTTGCCCGCACGACAGCGCTGGCCGCGAGAGATTGGGACGCGATGAGCGATGGGGCGTCAAGATTTTTGGTCAAAGTTCCCATGGTCAGCCCTTAAACAAGTAACACGCCTGTCTCGTGGTGGAAGACAGCGACTCGCACTTCACATTCGCTCACGGGGTCGGGCTCGTTCGCCAACGACTTCAGACCCGCCACCTCGGATTGCGTCAGGATCATCTGCGCCTGGAACGTGTCCAGCATGGAGCGCAGCGCGGCGTCACCGAAGTCCAGGCCCTCGCCCATGAGAAACGTGAGTTGTCGGCGCAGCAGCGAACCCGCCAGTTTCACCGGCTCGCTCTCGCTTTGGAGCATGGTGTCTCGTGCAGCTTCGAGCTTCAGCAGTACGGCTTCAGCAGCCAGCGGCCCAGCCGGGAATCGTCCTGCAAGGCCGCGAGCGCTGATGATGCACGAGCCGACTTTTGTCCGGCCAGCACTCAACGCATCAGCGATGCCCTGGGTGTTCGGCGGAGATTCATGCGCCATAGCTACCAGCACCGGGTCGGCACTGATCGCAGCGCGGATTTGATCGGGGGTCATGGTGGCTTACAACTTAAAGATTTTGTTAGCACCAGAATCCCAACTCACATTGACTTGGGTAGCGCCTGCTGCTACTGGCAAACCAGTAGCAGTATCGATATAAGCAATCAGCGGACTGGTGGCTGCGCTGCCAGTGTCTTTATAAATTACCAGAGCTTCAATGGTCGGAGCTGAGGACAGCCCCGTAAAGGACAGATCCGCAGCGTCAGCTACACCCAGCGTACTGGTCTTCGTGCCGAGCGTTACTGCCGTGCCCACAATTGCGCCGCCAGCAATGTCACTCAAGAATTCATGTGTATCGATAGCTACAGTGTAGCTAGCGGTATCGACCAGAATTGCCTTAATCGTGTCTGCAGACCAGTCGATATCTGCGTCCAGAAATTTTTGACGGCCTTTGCCGTACAGTGCATTAGCCATGATTACTGTTCCTTAGGAGTGGTCAATTTGATGTCGAGCAGCTCATGCATAACCAGCTTCCGAGCCTTCAACTCTCGCATCTGTTCATCCAGCTTGTGAATAGCTCCTTCAATCTCCTCTCTACTGAGAGCTAGATCGCCAGTCGCAGGCTTGTGTTTGACAGCTAGCCTTGTGGAGACAGTCATAGGAACTCCTTAATACACAGCAAACAGGGAAGTGACCCCTGCGGTGCCAGTAGCGTAGACACGTTGAATCTGCAAAGGTAAGAGCGACTTATCTCCGACAGGGATAGTACGCTCCGTACCCAAGCAAGTCAGCACCCGGATCACTCCGTCGCCGACTATGTAGATTCCCCGAGTTGGTGGAATGTCCACGGTGTCGCTTGCCGTGATAGGAATGAAATCCGACGCGGGCGCCGTCATAAAAGACATAAGTTCTTACCTTCCATAAACTTCAAGGTTGTCTTGCTGGAGATCTTGAAGCTCGACTACTGCCAGTTGCTCAAGACGTCCCTTAATTTCCTGTTCACCGATCATACCGAGCACTGTGCTGGCAGCCCACAGGAGAATCAGGTCTTCGTAGCTATCTACGATCCAAGATGTTACGTTCGTGTCATCCATAAGCGGCCACTGATAGTACGTAATGACGTAGCTAGAGTAGCTCTCTGCTGGATTGACTTTCAGTGTATTTCCGAGTCCCCAATAGACGTTAGTCCTGGTATATCCGTCAACATCAATGACATCATCAAGGCCAATTGGATCCAAACTTCCTGCTAGTCCGCTAGGCGTGACTGCAGCAATCGCACGGGGGCGCGAAAGGGCACTCAAATCAATTGTCTGAGGTAACGAAGTTGTGGAAAGACCCGAGACTGTCTGAGTCGTAAGATCCTTCCAGTACTTCCCGCTCTTGTGAGCAGTCCGAACTGCTTGCTTCAGAGCCGCAAGAGTTTCCGTTGCCAGATCTGGCCGGTTGGTGTAGGTATACACCTTAGTCTGCAGACTGGCGAACGTAGTCATCTTGCGTGCTCCTTAGCGGCCTTGTGTTATTACTGCGTCTTGCTAGTCGCGAGGCTGTCCAGCACCTTAGCAGCTGCTGCTTTGTTAGCTTCAGCTGCAACTTCTACCAGCTTGTCCTGCTTGGCTTTCTCTTTAGCCGAGCTAATCATCGTGCCAGGCTTGTCAGCTACACCGGCAAGAAATTCCATCGTGTCTTCGTCGGCGCTGTCCACTTCCAGCTCGCCGTTATAGAAAGTGCGGATGGCGCCTTTAGCCGTCACAAAAGAGCTGCCAGGGATGGCGTGGTAAAAACGTTGAACTGCCATGATAAATCTCCAGTGTTTCCTATAAGAAGAAGGGAAGGGCAGTTTCCCGCCCTTCCCTCAAGACTCGCTACCTCTAGCGACCCACAAATTAGCCAGCAGCGCCAGCAGTAAAGTTGTACATCACCGCGTTAGCTGCCGAGTTCTTCACCAAACAGGTCATTTCAGTGGTGAGAGTACCGCCCACAGCGTCGATACCGTTATCCACCGGAGTACCGTTCATGTTGAAACTGCGGTCCTGCGTGTTACGGCCATTCATGTACGCCACGTTGAAGGTCGGCAGATCAACTGCCAGCGCCATCTTGGAGAAGATGCTGGAGCCACCAAAGGCATTGAACAGCGAATGCTCAACAATGTAAATCGACCACGAGGAATCTTCACCATGTCGTACACCAGACCCCACTCAGTGCTTTGATCGTTGACCATGTACTGAGAGTTCTTCAGGAAGATGCTATGCAGAACCCGACGAGCCGCACCGCCGCACAACAGCAGGCGCTCATTCGGGCCTGCCGGATTGGTAGTGATCTGGAACACCGGATCAGCCGCAGCTTCGAACTGCGTCCAGTTGGTAGTGCTACCCAACGTAGTCACGTTAACAGCAGCATCAGTCGTGACATAGTTGATCAAGCCATTCATGGTACGGAACGGCATATTGTTACGAGTACCAGCAAACAACTGGCCCCAAATCAACGCGCGCTCAATATCCACCGCATGGAACATGGCGCAGTCTTGCTTGCTCTCAGCGTCAGGAGTTCCACCAACTACCATGCTGGTAGCAGCAGAAGTACCGGACACCATCCAGGTGTTGCGGAAAATCTGCGTGTAGTTCTGCACGCGAGTAGGCAGGATGATCACAGACGACGGACGAACCGACGCTTCTTCGTATGCATTACCTGCCAGGTACCACACCGAGGCGTCAGCACCGGAGTTAGCAGCCACCGTACCAATTGCCCGTTGCACCGTGATACTGATAGAGCTAGCAACCGCAGTCACCAACACATTCTCGCGAGTCGTCGGATTCTGGAAGATCATCCCGGGGATGATGTTCGTATTCGCGACGATAGTGAACGCGGTAGTACCTGCGACCACCGCACCATTAAGTTGGAAGCTGGGGAAGATCATGCTCTTCGACCAGTAACCGTGCTCAGGTTGGTATGCCGGGCTTTCAGGCTTCAGCATGCTAGTGATGCCGTACAACGGAGCTTGCCCGTTAGGCATCAGTTTCGTGATCATGCTGGCAAAGGACTTCTTTGCCAGGTCAGTCGGATTGGCACCAGTGTTCCAGGTTGCAACAGCCATAGTAATTACCTCACAGAGTTAAAAATTAAAAATTAAGAATTGATCCAGGCTTCCCAATCAGTGCCCTGTTGCTGGCTGCTAGATTCTCCTGAGCTGGGCTTATTACCAGGTGCAAGAGAGCTAGCAAAATCCGTGAGATACTGCTCGGCCATTCGGTTAATCTCAGTGGGAGATTTGTCCGGATGTTGCATGCGGAATTGGTTTCTCGCCATGCGAAGCATACCTTCTGCGGCTGGATTCGACAGAACTGGGTTGGACGGCGCTTGAGTACGTAGTGTGTGGTCATCGATCTTACTAGACAGTCCCTCGGACCATCGTTTGGTAAGAGTTTGACCTGCTTGCTCTTGCAGAGTTGTGCCGAGTTGGAGAGACATCGACAAACTCTGTTGTGCAACGTGGTTGATGAGACTCACAAGAGCTTGCGGGTCACCACCTTGCATCACTTTTTGCATCACCTCAGCAGGAACGCCAGCAGTGAAATCTGTCTTCTGGACTGCCTCACGCAGCTTTGCTGTATCTGTGTTGAACAGCGGGGCTGCAAGAGGATCGGCCGGTTGTTGGCCTTGAGTGTCATTAGTTTTCCACAGGTCCTTGTATTGCTCCAGAGGAGAATTTTGGGGAGCTTGCGGAGTTCCAGCATCCGGGTTGGCTTGCTGCATAGTGCTGCCCGGGGCTGTAGGAGCTAGAGGCTGCGCTGGTGCTGGTGCTGGGGCCTTAGGTTGGAACAGTCCGCCGAAGTTAAATCCTGCCATGATGAGTCCTTAAAGTTTCACTGTTTGTTGAGAGCTTCGTCGACAGCTTCTTGTTCTGCTGCGTCTACACTCAGGTCGTTGATAAGCAGATCTTTAATCATCTGCCGTTGTCCTGATATTGCTGCGTGTTGCAGCATCAAGAGTTCTCGCTTACTAGGATCATTGAATTTCCACTCAGCCAGTAGCTCCGTCAAGTGTGATAGCTCCTGCTGGAGGAACTCCACTTGCTGTGGGGTCAGGTTGAGCCGGGTTTGCATTGGTACTTACTCCTTGTTGCGGTTGGCGCTTAAAATCTGCGATCCAGCTAGCGCCTTGTAGCTGCATCTGATAGAAAAAGATTCCTAGAACATCATACTCTTGTGCGATCTGCGGCTGACTCATAGCGAGCTGCATTGCGAGTCCAAGAGCTTCCATGTTTACCAGCTTATCGACTGGCATCACTCCGTCAGCAACCTTGAATTCCCAGGTCGTCTTTCGCAGCTCTTCCGGCGCGATCCTCACAAACTCTTTGCTGCCTCGATTGTATAGATCTGCTGGCGGCTGATATTGGAGAATGTTGCTCTTCAGAATGTGCTTGATCGGTTGGAACCAGGAAGCTTCTAACAGCACTGCGTACATTCGCGGACGACTATCAGCTGCTGTCATCACTTCATTCACTTCGAATCTCGTCTTGTTTCCTTTCTGGAATTGCCCTTGCGAGACTCGATTCTGTCCGAAACTGATGTTCGCCATTTCCGTGACTTGCTGTGCCATTGACAGCACTACCGGAACAGTATCATCTCGATAAGGCAGCGCATAGACTGCTTCTTGAATCGGCCTGCCGTATGCTTCAGTCTTGATTGGAATACGAGCTACCGGGTCAGTGTTGTCGATGTCCTTCTTATTCACCATCTGCGGATTGTAGAAGATACGATCATACACTTTCCGTCGCTGACTGCTGATTGCAGATGCCCAAAGGCCAGTGGCAATCTGCTGATACGGCGCACTGCTTTCGGCTAGCGATTTGGTCTGATATCCCAAGCCATCGTCAATGATCTGGCCGACTACGATCGGCAGAAAGTTATGTGCATTAGTCTTGCGCTCACAATACACGATCACTGAGCGGTTGACAATCAGCAACTTGTAGATCTGTGGCGTTCCTGCTTTGCTGCCTGACAGTCCAACTTCTCGTGGAATCACTCGCACGTAGATGGTCAGCAGTTCGTACATATCCTTGTACTGGATAGACTTGCCGTTCTCTAAGTCCGCCCAACGCATCCAATTCGTTGTTCCCAGCCCGCTTGCTGTGGCGGCCGTTGCTAGCGAAGTAATCTCAGGTACGTTGTACGATCCGATACCTCTGCCGAGACTTGACTCAAATGCTTCCTTGGCATTCATCGTCATGGAGTTATCAAGCGTGCCCAATCGCTGCTTGAGTTGCAATCGCGTCAACAGTTCGTTGTATCCTGCGTAGTCCCCTTTTACATGCACTTCCGCTGGCGGGACTCGTCGATCCAGTACCAGATTGTACGGATCTACTCGCTTCAGCTTGTTTCCTTCAAACACTGTCTCTGTCGGCACTCCAAGCGTGATGCTTTCTCCAGGACGATTCTCTACTGCGTAGACTTTATCCTTCTCCCACTCAACTTCGACCGCCATGAGATTGTATTTCAATCCGTCGCGCATAGCTTTTGCCAGCTCAGGCACCCAACGGAAGTGAACAGCACTTTCTCCAAGCACCGTCTCAATCTGCAGCGCTGCTCCTTGCAGTTGAGGCTTTGCAACTACCGGAAACACCGGATAGCTACTACAGAAAGTCTCTACGAAGTAGGCTAGTGCAGTTTCTACCTGTGGAGCTACGACCGGCACAGTGGGATTCTGTAACTTCTTGACGTCGCCAGTTGCATTGGCTGCTTGTGCTCGCAGTTGCTCTGTAGTTCTGTCCATTTCTCGTGCGTATTCACGGTCACGAGCTTCAAAAGTTGCGTGGAGATTCTTCAATCCGTTGTCATCGTCCAAATAGCTGTTCACCATTTGGATTAAGGACTTTTGTGCGTCCTTGGACGGGATAAGCGGAGTAGTTGGTGCTGGCATAATCAGAATTCCGTTAAAAGTGTGTGGCTGAAAGAGGCTTCAACCGGGGTTGCTTCAATGTCTAAGGCCATTTGAATGTCATAGCGATATCTTTGTATCACCTTGTAGAAATACGCAAGGATGTCCAGTATGTCGTCCTTGTTTTGGGCCGGCCTCGTAGGATCGAAGTAAGTAATCTGATGAACTACCACACTTCGTACATCCTTGTGCACCCAAACTCTTGCTCCATCCTGGCTGCTAGTTAGCTGCTTGAGCATTTCTTTGATTCGAGCTACTTTTCTTTCTCCTCCAGGGTTGATGGTCAGTATCTTGATAGCGCTCTGCAGTCCTAGCTGCCTGAGACGCTGCTCCATCCAGAAAGCTAGCGTTGCTTGATACGCTACATCTTCGACTACTATCGCTGATAGCCCGTATTTGCTCGCCAGCTTGATACTTTCATCACACTGCTGAAGCGGATTGAATCTTCCGGCTTTCAACTCTCTCAGCACTGGTTCGCCTTCGTAGCACAAGCAGGCTCCGATTGCTACGTCATCGCTAGTTTTCTTGCCTGCTGATGGGTCGATGATTACAAATCCAGCATCTGCTGTGTCCGGCTTGTGTGGGTCATCGTACCAAGTGTTTATCTTACTGAAATCAACGCCACTTTTGCTACCGGCAGCGTCATCGTTCATCACCTCGGAGTAGAAAATCTCCGGATGTCCCATCTCTTCGTCGTGTGCCAGCTCTGCAAGTATGTCATCCACACTTCTGAGTTCCGGCCAGAGTGATTGGCCGTCCTCTAGAATCGCCCCACAGATGAATGATACCCACTGAGAATTCAGACGCAGCTTCTTGAGAATGCTTCCTTCATAGGGATACATGTTTCCAAGAAACACAAACAAGCATCTAGTTTTGTTGTTCGCTTTCATCAGCGTACCGAGCATCCAGGAGAGACTCTTTTCGCTCTCTACAGGAGAGGCAGCTTCTTCCTTGCTTTGCATGTCGTCCATGATGATCACATCTGGACGCTCATACTTCAGGTTTAGTCCCCGCAAGCTGCTTCCAGCTCCAAGTCCTGCCAGAATCACGCTACGGCCGCGAAAAGAGAACTTCTTAAGTCCCAGTGTGTCCTTCTCCAGGGACAGTCTCCAGTCTCCGAAGACTCGCAGAATGTTGCTGCTGCTGAGAGTATCTGCTACGTCGGCGACGAAGTTCTCTGCGAGACCAGCAGTGTTGCAGACGACAAGAATGAACCTGCGATTCGTGAAGACTATCAACCAGACTACGTACAACTTCAGTACGATTGTCTTACCAAAGCCGCGGGGCAGGCCAATCGCTAGTTTCTCTTGCCCTTGTTCCGCTACCGCAGCTCGCGTCAGCAATTGCCAGACGGATAGAAAGATCGGAGGAAACAAGAAGCGAAAAACATCCGGCAAGCAAAGAGCGCCAAAGAAGTTCATGTCTCCTTTGGCGGCTGCAATTGCTTCGTCTCTGGTTACTCCAATGTCTGGAGTAGAAGTCTCCATCAGAAATCTTTCAGCAAGACTGCAGTTTTTTGACTAACCTGCGGTGTCACGTCTTGTACCAACTCTTTAGCTTGCCGCTCACGAAGAGCTGCTTGCACCTTGGCGCTAGACATGGTGTTCATGCTGCGGCCATCGATCTCAACTACTTGTTTATCTGTGGTCATCTTAAACTCCACTAATGCAGATTGCGGCATAGTGATGTTTACCACTGTGCCTGCGTTGTTTCCTGCTGTTGCGTCGCGACTTGTTCCTCGCTTCGCGGCATTGGCGGCCGTAGCTACCTTCAGCAACTTCATCAGATTCGTCTCTAACGGAATTAGTTGTTCAATCTTCTTCCATGCTTTATCTTCGATGGAATCGATACTCTTATCTGTTCCTGCTCGCAATGCGGCGCTTTCGGCTCGCTTCGCAACTACCGCAGCACGAAAGTTTTCCTCAGCCATTAACTGGCTGACATAGCTCTCATCTACGCCAACTGCTAGCGCCGCCTGCACTTGGCTGACTCCAGCTCCGAGCAACTCTTGTATCCGCTCTTGCGCGCTCATGGCTCGCTGCTACCTTTCTTTGCCTCCGCGCTTTTGCGCTTGCCTCCATTATCCTCCCAGCTCCATTCCTTTCTCTTGCCCGGAATCCGCTAGCAGTAGCTAAGTTAGTTAGGGATAGGTGGGCAGAGAATCAATCCATCTGCGAGTAGGTAGGTAATTTGGAAAAGTTTAGAAAAATTGGGGAGGTGATATAGATAGATGAAACAAGCAGCCACCAAAAAGGCCCTACACCCCGGTCTTTGATAAGTGAAGAAACATTGTCTGTCTAGATTGGAGCGTAGCGGCTAGCGTAGCGACGGTTGTTGCTTGTAAGTGTCTGTCTAGATTGAAGTGGTAGGTGGTTGTTAACGCTGCAATATTAGCAGTCTACGGTAGGCGAAAAATTTTACATCTTGTTACAATGAGGAGAGTAAAAAGCCCGCTTGTTAGGCGGGCACGTGAGTTAGCGTGAGGCTTTATCAGAAACTATCGTTACCAAGTTCCGTTGCTTGACGCTCAAGCTCATCGGCGTGCTCGTTCAGTTTGTTGACCAAGCGAGTTGCAAGGTTCAAGCCTGCATCGTCGAAGGAATCTTCGTTAGCTTCAGCGAAGCTAGTGAGTTTGATTGCCAGTGCACGCAGTTGTTCCACGGTGCCCTTCTTAGCTGGCGCGGCCATAGAGCATAGGATAGCTTCGGCAGTGCCGCGCATCTTCGGGTTCACGGCTGCAAAGAAAGGTTGAAGGGTAGAGAGAATTGCCGCACCGGTGAGTCGGGTGGACTCGTTGGTTTCACCAGCGTAGGCGAGCAGAGAATCCACGGTGAAGAGTGACGGCTGCACGGATTGCAGCGAAGTATCGTCTTTCCAGAGCGCGGCAAGTCGCTGTTGAGCGACGGAGGAGAGCGCGGCCATCGAGAATGCGGCCCACTTGGAAGGAAGAGAAGAGAGGTCGAATTCAGGGATGACGATAGCACGCAGTTTGTTGGCTGGGTTCGGGTTACCGCGAGTGCGAACGATGACCGGTAGGTGTCCGGTCGGGATGGTTGCCGGAGCCACGGTGGATACGGTGATAGCGGACATGATTGAAAGTTCCTTGATGGTTGGTTACTTGCTCGGGCGGAGTTGCCCCAGTAGCGCCCATGTTGTTAGGCGCTACTAGAATTCTCGTTCCTGATCAGATGACAAAAGTCTTGTTTGTGCAGTCCCATACGCGGAGAGTTTCGCGGCGTGACTTTCGCAGGCGGCGCACGATGTTCAAGCAAGCGGCGAGCCCAATGATGTTGATGACAGATTGGCGGTGCGTGGTGGTGTTGGTGATGGTGATTTGGTACATGGTGTGGTTGCGTGTTGCGTGTTGCGTGTTGCTGTCTTGTTTGACAGTGAAGAGATAATAACAGAATTTCGACTCCTGTGCGGCTTGATGAAGTAGATTGTTGTAACAGTGTGTATCTTGCCACTGTCAGCTAGATTACTAATCGCGTGTGCGCATGCGTGTGCGAGTAGCACAGTTTCGTGTGGCTTGTCAATAGGAAGTTGCAAAGAGTTGCATGTGTGGTGTGGGAGCAACAGCGTAGTGAATATCCGGTGTGGCTTATATAAGAGCATGCTTATATGCGCATATTCGAATATGCTTATTTGCTTATTTGCGCAAGGACGAATATAGCTCCTGCCTATGGAGATTGTTAGTTAATAGCTAGTGGCTAAAGCCTGGATTTTGTAGCTCACTGCATAGACATCTCTTAGACATCACTGATAACGAAGATGACGAAAGAAAGAAAGAAAGAAACTTATAACTTTCCATGTTACATTTGTTACACAGCAAAGTCCCGGCATTGGAGACTGTATAAGTTGCTAGATTGTAGTAGGTGAAAGAAAGTTAGCAGGAAAAAAGCAAAGATAAGAGTTAGCAGTTACATTTTGTTACAGCGCAGTGCCGTTACACGTTACAGATTGGAGGAAGTAAGTAGGAATGAGTAGAAAGAAGAAAGTTAGAAGGAACGGTCAGGATTCCCTGTACCTTCGGTACCTTCGGTACCTGTTGTGCATGTTGTGTGGTCTGTGCATGTTGTGCATGCTGTACCTTCGGTACCCTTGTGCACGCGGGGTCGGTTGGGTTTTGGGGTTGTTACACTTTTGGGCTGTTAGTTTCTCGGGGTGTGGGTAGAGTTATGAGTTTCGGTATCTATCTCTCTTGATGTTATATGGGTATTTAAATTTGTAACAAAGATTTTTTTTAAAAGGGGCCTAATATATGACAATTAACAGGTGGAAAGAAAGTAAGAAGTCGATAGCATAGGAAAGGAAGTAAGAAGGAAAGCGGATAAAGATAGGAGTTTCTCCCCAACACCGGGTCCAAGGGCCGAAGCGGCGAAAGCGACACAGGGGTACAGCAGGTACAGCAGGTACAAAGAGCACAGGGAATCGGAGAAGGGTGAAGGAAGTTAGAGAGCGTGGAGAGCCGAGAGCGCAGCGCAGCGCAGC